GGAACACCACCACCACTACCTGAAGGATTCGGTAAATAGATGATGAATAGGAGTAATAACTAATGGCAGGTCAAATTCAAGGTTTTTATCAGTTACCAGTAATTGGGTCAGCCAGTGCTACAGGTAATTATCAAGTTCCTTATATTGCAAATGCAAGGCAACCTAATACCTATATTGCATCGTATCGTGTTCCGTATATTGCTAATGCAAGGCAACCTAACACCTATATTGCATCGTATCGTGTTCCGTATATTGCAAACGCAAGGCAACCGTTTACCTATAGAGTTCCATTTACCTATCGTGTTCCATACATTGCAAATGGTCAAAACCCATTTACATATAATAATAGATACCCAGCTGGTTACCCTGCAAACGGTCAAACACCGTTTACCTATAATGCAAGGTATCCTGCTAATGCCCAACAACCTTATATAGCAAATGCACAATCACCATTTACTTATCAAGCAAGGTCACCATTTACGTATCATCATAGGTCACCAAGGAATGCTCAACAACCTTATATAGCAAATGCACAAACACCATTTACTTATCAAGCAAGGTCACCGTTTACGTATCATAATAGGTCACCAAGAAATGCACAGCAACCAGTTATAGCAAATGCACAAACACCGTTTACGTATCATCATAGGTCACCGTTTACGTATCATAATAGGTCACCAAGGAATGCTCAACAACCTTATATAGCAAATGCACAAACACCGTTTACCTATCAAAATAGACAACCTTCTACTTATGCAACACAAGGTAGAACACCGTTCACGTATCAAAACAGACAACCTTCTACATATGCAACACAAGGTCAAACACCGTTTACCTATCAAAATAGACAACCTTCTACATATGCAAGACAAGGTAGAACACCGTTTACCTATCAAAATAGACAACCTTCTACATATGCAAGACAAGGTAGAACACCTGTTATCCGTTGGGATGGTGTATTGTCACAACAATGGCCTGCAACACCTATATCTTCCTAGTGACTAAATACTAGTAAGTTTAACAATTCGGTTTATATTATGGAAAAACTTACATCTCTTGATCAGGTGAAAGAAAAATTAGTTTCTACTGATTGGGATAGCCTAAAAAATTATTATCAACTTCGTTCTGAAACTCCTTATTGGATAGGTTCCATTGACCTTAAAAGTTCATACAGTGAACAGAGTAGTTATGAAGTCATAAAATATATTTGGGATGAATTAATCCCGCCCCTAAAACTTGTAAAGTGGGGGTCTTTTTTAGAACATAGAAAGAATAAAAAAATTCAAGAACTCCAAGGTCTAAAGTGGAACTCATCTATCTATTTAAAATACATTCATCAATGTTATTCTTCTGCACCTGAGAAGTTAGCTGCTGGTTTTTTTGGGTTTGACATTGCAGATGAGAATGACCAATCTACTACCTTTAGTAGTATTCTTGATACACCTCTGAGTGAACAATCTGAAACTAACTTAGTTTCCATGTTCTACCATGCAGCTAAAGCACATTGGATTATGGATACCGTTCAAACAGAAGGTATGCATCACCCTATTCAATGTGTATTATTCCCACAAGACGAAAGAAAAACACACATGAATATGTTTGTTCATCCAGGCTCTGTTAGGTCTTTAGTTGTAGAAGAAATGGATGACCCTGAATTTGACTTATTGGTTTGGGATGCATACGATTTTGTTGAAGGAGAGAAGTTTACCTTTGATGGTATTTTAGACTATTGGAAGGAAAGATTAACTAAGTTTGATAAAGAACACTTTAATGTATCTTTTACATTCCAAGGTGGTATATTAGAATTTGCAACAGACTTTGCAGGTGCAGAATTTAGACAAGAGGTATATCAATACTCAAAGAAAGTAAACTCCTTGATGAAAAGAAAACCCCTCAACATCTATATTGGAGTAGATTCTACACACAATAAAATTGAGCATATAACAAAATATAGTATCGAGAAATCGATTGAAAAATCTTTTTCTAGTGGTTTTGATACACAACTTGCAAGATTCAATCCTGAGATTAAATACTTAGATATTGCAAACATTCCTGAATATACTAGGTCTTATGCAAATCAAAACACAGAGTTTACCTATAGTAGATTTTTGATTCCTTATCTAGAAAATTATGAAGGATTCAGTATGTTCTTAGACGATGATTTCTTTTTTGTTGAAACACCACTTCGTATGTTCTATTATATGAGACCCGATGATGCAGTTGCATGTATCCAGTATCGTCAATATGAACATGTAAAAACTAAATTTAATGGTGCAGTTAACATTGATTATCCGTGTAAACTTTGGTCTAGTATGATGTTCTTTAATAATGGTCATGAAGATTGTAAGAAGTTAACACCTGAGGTAGTTAACACGTGGACTGGGAAACAACTACACCAATTTGAATGGACAGATAAAATAAGTAAGATTCCTGAGAAATATATATTTACAGAAGGATATGATGACCCTGTAGAAAAGTGGCACTATACGGGTATTCACTACACTAGAGGTGGCCCATGGATTGATAACATGGACACTTCAATCATAGACAACTTAGATGTCTATGAAAAAATTAAAAATTCCTACTTTACAAATAAAAGTAATGTGGTATAATAATAAAAGAGGTATAACTTTATGATGAATGCACTAATTTACGATGAAAAATCAAATCTTTTTGTAAGAAAACCAAATGGTTTACAATACGATTTTAATAATGTTGACAGACCAGCTTTAGGATTTAACTTTGATGTTTTGGTATATGATGATATCCAAGTTAAGATTGAAAACTGGGATGATAGCAAACCTTTTCATGAACAAGAACAAGTTCAATTGACTGATGCAGAAAAGGACATGGTTGAGATTTATATTGAAAACTCTGAACCACCCATAGGTCATACATTAAATGGTCAATACATGAATATTTTACGAGATAAGTTTGATGAACTTTCAAATGAAGCTGTAGGTATTGTTGGGTTTAATTGTCCTGTTGATGCAATGATTGCTGGAAGAGAAGGTTCTAATCATCCTCATAGGTCAAATGCAAGAAGATATTTGGAATGGTATGATTCAACTGCTAATGTAGTTTTAGATGTATCTAGAATTATAGATTCAACAAGAGAAGACCATTTAGAAGACATTAATTCTTATTTAAACCAAATTCCTAGATTTGCACCTGCCCCTGAACAACCAAGGGACTAAAGGTGTTAAATGGAAATTGTTCATTTAGATAAACCTTTTAAGATAGAATCCTGTCCTTTAGACAAAATATATGTTTTAGATAATTGGTTAGACTCAAGTCTACATCATCATTTTGATGAACAGATAAGAAATGCAACTTATTGGGGTAAAACCAATAATGTAAATGCAGATAATAAGACAGGTCTTCCACATCACTCATTGTGGGGAGCTTCATTTTTTCGTAATGACTTTACACTAGACAGTGATGTAAATCCAATAGACACAGTTTTTACAAAATATTTAATTAGAAGATTAGAATTTGAATTTAAATTCAAGTGGGTAAGATTTCAGTATGCTGGGACAAATTCTCAGACTATGGGACAACATGGGACAACTCATGTAGATTGTCAAGATGAAGATGAATGGAATCTATCCTTTCTATATTATACTAATGTGTTTTGGAATCCACAATGGGGTGGGACTTTAAGATTCTATGATTCTCCTCAACAAGGATTAGATGGAAGAGACGACCACATTAAAAATCATCAGATTGCAGAAGTGGAGTTCAAACCAAACAGATTATTAATGTTTGATGGTAGAATACCACACGGTGCAGATGCACCAACAGAAAAAGCAAAATATATGGATAGAAGGTCACTTGTAATAAGAGGTGATGAAATTAGATTAACAGATACAAAAGAGTTTTTTGATGCCAACGATAGAATTTACCGCATATAGTGAAGAAACCTTAAGGAACTTTAAACCAGTTCTTGCAAAGGAAATTATTCCTGACTGGTGGAAACGAATGAGAATCATGGATTTTGCAAATGGTAGCACTAATCATTCTATTCGTTCATGTCCTGCAATGGATGATTGGTTAAAGAGTGGATGGATTATTGTTTCTACAAGAGACATGTTAGTATTGTGTGGTAATGACAGGGATGATGATGATGCAAGTTGTTTTCAAACTATAGACTTAGAACAAAAAGGTTATCAAAGTGTTGCAAGTTCACGTTCACATCCAGTTGCACAGTTTCATAATGTCTTTGAATATTTAAAAAGTGGAGAGAATCCAACCAATATTAGAGATGCATTTAAGATGAGAGCTCCATGGAATATTGTAACCCCTGAAGGTTATTCAGTATTCTACTTAGACCCTTTTCTATTTCAAAATGAACACTTTGCAGTCTGGCAGGGTATTATAGACAGTGATAAGTTTAATAAAAATATGGACAACTCACAGATTATTTTTTATCCTAAAGTTAATCATAGTTTTGTTATACCGAAAGGAACACCTATTCTACAAATTATTCCATTCAAAAGAGATGAGTGGGTTGCATCTTATCAGTTTAGAGACGTAGATGATTATCAAAAGAATTTATCTTTTCACTCTGCATCTTATGGAAACAAAGAACGTGATGAAAGTAAAATGACAATGGAAGAAGCTAATAGACTTCATCCTGAGTTTCAGTCTGATAAATACAGAGCAGGGGCATATCGTTCTCTAGGATACTGGAAACCAAAGGGTAAATTTTTCAAAGAAGAATCCCCCCCACCTGAATGTCCCTTTCATAAAAAAGAAGAAAGTGTAGAGACACAATTGGAGTTCGATTTCGATGGCAGTTAGATTATTATTCCCAACAGTGGTTTTTCATAGAAATCTTCTTTGTCCAAATTTAGAGGATAAAGGATTTAATGAAGACTATCTTCTTCTCTTAAAGAGAACTATGGATGAAATGAGAAGACAAGACCCTGAAGGTAGAAAAGTTTCTAATGCATATACTGGATGGCAATCTAATGACGGTTGTGAATCTAGTCCTGCCTTTAAAAAACTCATGAGGTGCATTACACAGACTTTTTATGATGAAGTATTTCCTTTTCATGGTCTAACAGATAGAGATTATAAAGTAGAAATTGGTAACTCATGGGCTAACATCAATGACCCTAAAGCATGGAATAAACCTCACCTACATAACGGATGTTGGTATAGTGGAGTGTTCTATATTCATGCAGAAGGTGACGAAGGTGATATAGTGTTTATCGATAAAGACCCAAAGGTAGTTTCTGATTACCCACATTCACCACGTGTAAATGAAAATTGGTCTTTTAGTCCTACTAAGGGAGAGTTGATTTTATTCCCATCTGCATTAATGCATATGGTAGAACCTAACTTCACTGATAGGGATAGATACAGTATTTCTTTCAATATAAACATGGTAAATTTACCTAGTGGGAATAGACATGGTGTGGTAGAAAACTTCAATCCTGATGAATTTGTCTATGATTTAGACCCACAAGGAAGACTCATATATCCTAAATAGATATATGGAAGTAATCATAGATGCACAATTAGTATGGAATATTGTTCTAACTCTAATACTAGCACCTGTAGGTTTGTTAGTTCGTTCTATTCTATCTGAACAAAAAAGATTAGATATTCTTCTTAATAAAACAAGAGAAGAAATTGCTAGAGAATATATCACACGTGAAGAAGTAGCTGCTGACTTTGAAAGAATTGTGGGTATGATTCAAAGAATTGACGAGAAGTTAGACCGTTTCTCTAGAAAGACTTATTTCCAAGAGTAAAATTCGTATAAATAGTAGTAGACCACATTTAAAGATGGAATACTATTATGGCAGAACCCAATTCAAAATCATCACTAAAAGAGTATATTAAAAGAAAACTTGGGGCTCCTGTTCTTGAAATCAACGTGGATGATGACCAGTTTGATGATAGAATTGATGAAGCTTTACAATATTTCCGTGAATACCACTACGATGGTTCAATTAAAGTATACTTAAAACACCAACTATCTTCTTCACAAATTACTGCAATGAGGACAGATGAAACTGTTACCGAAAATGTTGCAGGAACCCATGCATATGATGATATGCAATATAAAATGCAGAATAATTATATTGTTCTTCCTGAATTCATTCTATCTGTTATCAATATATTCCCATTTAACGATAAACACAATTTAAACATGTTTGACCTAAGATATCAACTTAGATTAAACGACCTTTACGACTTAACTGCAACTAACATCCTCTACTATGAAATGGTTCAACAACACATTTCATTAATGGATTCTATTTTAGTTGGTAGAACTCCTATTCGTTATAACACACATCAAAATAGATTATATCTAGACATGGATTTAAGTAGTGTCAATTCAAACGAATACCTTATCATCGAGTGTTATAGAAAGATAGACCCAACGGACATGACCGATATCTATAATGACATGTGGTTAAAAAGATATGCAACTGCATTAGTCAAGTATCAATGGGGTGAAAATCTTTCTAAATTCTCAGGTATTCAACTACCTGGCGGAGTTACATTAGATGCAGAGAGAATAAAAACAGAATCATCAGAGGAAATCCGTAGACTAGAAGAAGAGTCAAGACTCAACTATGAAATGCCTGTGATGGATATGATGGGCTAACAAAATGCCAACAAACGTATTTTTCAACCATGCAGTATCAACTGAACAACATCTTTACGAAGATTTGGTTGTTGAATCGCTTCGTTTTTATGGACATGAAGTTTTTTATTTACCTAGAGAGGTTGTTGAAGAAGACAGTATCTTAGGAGAAGATGTTCAGTCTACATTTGGTGATTCATACAGTGTTGAGATGTATATTGAAAACACAGAAGGTTTTGAAGGAGAGGGTGACCTCTTCAGTAAGTTTGGTGTTCAGGTAAGAGACCAAGCAACATTCGTTTTATCACTGAGAAGTTGGGAAAGATTTATTTCGTTAGACAGTAACCTTGCAACAAGTCTAAGACCAAATGAGGGTGATCTAATATACTTCCCACTTTCAGGTTCGATATTTGAAATCAAATTTGTAGAACACGAGAATCCATTCTATCAAGTTGGTAAACTGTTTGTATTTAAACTTAGATGTGAATTGTTTGAATACAGTGGTGAAGACTTTGATACAGGTGTTACAAACATTGACTTGGTTGAAGACGAACAAGCTTACACTATCGAAATGACAATGAACTCAGGTGGAAGTGGTCAATACTATGTTAATGAAAATGTGTCTCTAAATGGAACTGTAGTTGGTGAAGTAGTATCATGGGATGAAGGGGTAAGAAAACTTACCATTAAAGATAACACTAGAACACTTGCAATCGGTGATACACTGGTTGGTGCAAACAGTGCCTCTTATACCATTGCATCAATCACAGATATACTTACATTTGCAAACGATGGTAATGCACAGAACAAAGAGTTTGAAGATAAAGCAGACAACTACTTAGACTTCTCAGAGACTAATCCATTTGGGAGTCCTACCTAATGTTCGGAACATACTTTTACCATGAAACAATTAAACGTGCAATCTCCATCTTTGGAACCATGTTTAACAATATCAGTATTAAGAAAATTAAAGCTGATGGAACAGTTCTTGCAGAAAACAAAGTTCCGATTTCATACGGCCCTAAACAAAAGTTTCTACAGAGACTTGCAGAAGAAGCTAATCTAAGTGATGGTAACAGAACTGCAATCTCACTTCCTCGTATGGCATTCCAGTTAAATGGTTTTGAATATGATGGGTCACGACAACAAAACAAACTTTTAAGACACACTAAGACAACACTAGAGAGTTCAGATTCAACAAAGAGAGGTTATCAGTATCAACCTGCACCCTATAATCTAAACTTCTCTTTATCTATTCTTGCAAAGAACGCTAACGATGCACTTCAGATTGTAGAACAGATTATACCATATTTTCAACCTGAATATACAGTAACTATGAAAATGATTGACGACATGTCTGATAATAGAGATGTTCCAATTATTCTTAACAGTATTTCAATGGAAGACACTTTTGAGGGAAGTTTCGAAGAGAGAAGAGTAATTGAATATACACTTGAGTTTACAATGAAACTCTACTTCTTCGGGCCTGTATACACTGGTAATGTAATTAAAAATGTTATCGAAAGAGATTATATTAATTCTGATACGAATGCAGGATTTACATCTACAGAGATTGATAATTCAGGTCTAGTCAAAGAAGTCAAACACTACGAACCTGCATTCTCAGCTGTTGCAAACGCAGTATCTAACTCAACATCAGTGACATTTGACACTGCAATAAATAGTAAGATAAGTGTAGGAGATGAGGTGTTTGGAACAAACCTCTCAACAAATCCAACGGTGTCATCGGTTGCAAGTGATAAACTTTCTATAGTGGTAAGTAGTGCAGTAACAATTGATGCAGACACTACACTTAAATTTGTTGGGTCAGTAGACCCAAATGATACATTTGTTGTTGCAGAAACAGTAACCTTCTATGATGATGGAACTCTTTCTACCTACTCAGAGGATACTACAAGTGATGCGAGTTAATTATGACAAAAGAAAAAGTAGACGACAAACTTAACGATATTTTAGATATATCCACCGACATCAAAAAGAAAACTGAGTTGGTTAAGATACCAGCAAGAAGTGAGAATATCGAGACCGATTATAGATATGCTCGTGAGAACCTCTACAACCTCGTAGAGAGAGGTCAAGATGCAATCGATGGAATCCTTGAACTTTCAAAAGAAACTGAACACCCACGTGCTTACGAGGTTGCAGGACAACTTATTAAGACAGTTGCAGATACAGCTGAAAAACTGATTGATTTACAGAAAAAACTAAAAGACTTAGAAGAGGACAAGACGGGGCCAACTACTCAACACAATCATTTATATGTTGGGTCAACTTCTGATCTTCAAAAGTTCTTAAAGAAAAATGCTAAAGATTCCTAGATTTAACACTGATAATTTACACTTATGGTGTCTTTATGACTATTATAGAACAAATGCATTTGAAAGTTGGATTCGTGAAAATGTTCAAGATAAAGTAGTTTGTGATTTAGGTGCAGGAACAGGAATACTATTATGGCTTGCATATAGGAATGGTGCAAAAAGGGTTATTGGTATAGAAAAGGAATCACAGACTTTAGAAATATTAAGAGACCGTTTTAAAGATATACCTGAGATAGAAATTATTGAGGGAGACATTCATGAGATGGATTATCCTGAGAGTGACATCTACCTACAGGAAAATATAGGAGCACAGTTTATACAAGAGGGTATTGATTTACTCTTTGAAAATTGTAAGAGACAAGGAGTCATTGATAAATTATACCCAAATCGGTTTAAAATTTTAGAAGGTATACATGAACGTGCAACCTATATCAAAGTAAATTCTGATGAACATTTTATGGAAGGAAGTAGAGAATTTTTTAAGAAATACAATTTAATACCAAATTCAGAGTTATTAGATAATCAGACTGAAGTGTTATACACTAGACACGAAGGACACATCTCAGAATTTGAAGTAGAGATGTTAAAAAGAGATGTCGAAAAAGAAGAACGTCATGGTGTTGAATTATTCAATTTGTTATGGGAGATGAGTTTTGATGGGAATTATGTCTTATCTAACTACTTAACTCCTTCACATTGGAAAACTAGTTGGGGGTTTTTGTCAGATGGTTCAACCTAAAAACGAAGGATATCTTGGTAACAACCTAATCAAAAGAGCAGGGATTGAACAACAGTATACTGAAGAACAACTTCAAGAGTATATGTTATGTTCTAAAGACCCTGTTCATTTTATTGAAAATCATACTCAGATTATATCTCTAGATGAAGGTTTAGTTCCTTTTAAGTTAAGAGGATATCAGTCAGGACTAATAGAACACTACAATAATAATAGATTTAATATTGTTCTTGCATCACGTCAGAGTGGTAAATCAATCACATCTTGTGCATATCTTATATGGTATCTTTTGTTTCATCCTGAAGTAAATGTAGCTATTCTTGCAAACAAAGGTGCAATTGCAAGAGAGATGATTTCACGTCTCGTAACTATGTTAGAGTCAGTTCCATTCTATCTTCAGCCTGGAGTTAAGATTCTCAACAAAGGGTCGATAGAATTTGCAAATGATAGTAGAGTGGTTGCAGCTGCAACATCTTCATCATCTATTCGTGGTATGTCAATCAACTTATTGTATCTTGACGAGTTTGCATTCGTAGAAAATGCAGAAGAGTTCTATACTTCCACATATCCCGTAGTTACCTCAGGTAAGGAATCTAAGGTTATCATTACTTCTACTGCAAATGGTGTTGGTAATATGTTCTACAAGATATATGAGAGTGCTGTTCAGAAACAATCTGAATACAAACACTTCACTATTAACTGGTATGATGTGCCAGGCAGAGATGAAAAGTGGAAAAAGGAAACTATTGCAAACACTTCAGAGACACAATTTGAACAAGAATATGGTAATTCATTCTTAGGAACGGGTAACACACTTATTAATAGTAATATTCTACTGGGATTACGCAGTTTAGACCCTGATTGGAATCGTCATAACATAAATATATTCAAACGACCAATAGAAAATCATACGTATATTTGCACAGTTGATGTATCTAAAGGAAGAGGATTAGACTATTCTACGTTCTCAATCTTTGATATTACAACGACACCATTCGAACAGGTTGCAACATACAGAGATAATATGATATCTCCAATGCTACTTCCTGATATGATTAATAAGTATGTAACACCATATAATACACCTCTTGTTATTATAGAAAACAATGCAGAGGGTGGAACTGTGGCAACACAACTACATTATGATATAGAATATCCAAATGTTTTTGTTCAAGGAATGACAAAACAAGAAGATATAGGTGTAACAATGAACCGTAGAATTAAAAGAATTGGTTGTTCTACGTTGAAAGAGTTATTAGAAGAACATAGGTTAACACTTGTAGACCGTGCAACTATAACTGAATTATTGACTTTTGTAAATAAAGGTAATTCATATGAAGCTGCAAAAGGATATCATGACGATATGGTTATGAATTGTGTATTATTTTCATGGTTTGTAACCACTGAATTTTTTTATCACTTAACAAATTCGCAAGTTAAAGACTTATTATATTCGGAACAACAAAAATTGATTGAAGATGACATGCTACCAGCTGGAATATTCGGTTCAACTACTTCAGAGGTAGAAGA